ATAATTCTGATTCTATTTGACTAACAAATGACTTATCCACTATTTTGATTTCTCTTTTTGCTTCATTCTGTTCATCTTCATAGTCATAACAAGATACTGCATTTTTTGTAGTCACTACTTGAACAGTATTCCCATCTTTCAAATTAAATGTTTCAGAACTACTAGAAGCTAAATTTGCGTATGTATTATAATCAAGTTCATACTTGTTTACTGTTATAGTTGCAGTAACAGAATCAGTTTTTGTAACGATTTTTTCATAATGATGAGTTGTTGTTTTTGCCGTTGCTATTGAACCATACTTGCTTTCAATGTAAGATATGAAATTCGAATATGAAAGAGGCCAATCATATGTTGGATCAGTAATATCATTGAAGAGAAGAATGATCCAATGACGATTTGGACTATTGTAATATTTTGAAGCTAATATTTCTGGAGTATCACCATCCGAAATTTGATATTTGTAATATATAAGTGAATTATTTTGAATGCTTGGAATCAATCTAGCACGAATGAATAAATCAGAAACAGCTTTTATATTCTGATTTGTAGAATTGGATAAATTATATCCAACTATTGGAAAATTTTCGAAATATGCCATTAGTAACCTTTGTCTATCATTTCTCTTGTAATCATATGAAGTTCTATGAAAACCAATCTCATTCTTATTTGAACAGGCATGCCATCTTCAAATGTCACATATCCTCCTGTAGGAGCGTAGTCAACCTGCACATCACTAAGAACGCATGATGTGATTCTAGGTAGATTTATATTCTCAATAAACCCACCACCAGATCCGGATGCCGATAGAGTTTTTCTTAAAAAAGTAATTTGAAATTCTGATGGAGGAGTTAATATTGAACCAAATGTGTCGGGAAGATATTCAGGTGAGGAATGTCTTCTAAACTCATTTATTATTTTCCAAACCATATCAGCTTCTTTTTCATTTCTTGGTGCAAATATGAAATCAAAATTAAACGCTCTAAGCATAGGATTAGAGTATAATACTTCAATAACAGGATTAACAGCAAATCCCGAAAGTTGTGCAGCTATTCTGACTACAGGTGTAATTTTTTGTCTATCTGCTTTAAAAAGTGATGATACAGCTGCTGTAATAGCACCGGGTACGAGGGATCCAAATACACGAGCGGCGTTGTTGGCCTGCCCGCCGACTGTAGTTGCAGCAGCAGCAGCGAGGCCATTTATGAGCTTTGAGGCTTCATTCAAATATTGCGAACCTGTGGTAATTAGTGCAGTTCCACCAATTCCAAGTTTTTCTAATAAGCTTGGCGCTTCATAATTTTGTTTATTATCAAAAACAATTGTATCTGGCATATAAAGAGATATTGCTCGCTTAACCGTTACATATTTTCTCTGCACATTAGGGGATCCCTGCAGTAATCTTTGTCTTCTACCTGTCTGAAGATTTGATTCCGCTCTTTCTTCTCTGGATCCTAGATCTTTAGACATCTCATGAACTCTAATATTGAATAGCATAGCATGAGATAGATTTTCGATATCGATTGGATAATTAAAAGAAGAAAATTGATATTTGTTTGTTTTTAAAGTTGCTAGAGGTCCAGCTCCTTCGACACCGCCCGCATCATCTTCTCTTATAGTTTGTCTAGTTGGTTCTTGTATCGGCATCTAAATATTTCCGTAACTTTTATTATCATATTTATAATGTCATACAAGGGCCGTTTCATACCAACAAATAGTCAAAAATATCGCGGAGATCCCACACGAATCATATATCGTAGTCTTTGGGAGCGTCGTGTCATGGTTTTTCTTGATGAAAACCCATCAGTCATACAATGGTCTTCTGAAGAAATAGTGATACCCTATCTCTCTCCCGTTGATCGCAAAGTGCATCGTTACTTTCCTGATTTCTACGTCAAAGTTCGCGATAAAGACAACAAAATAAGAGAGATGATATGGGAAATAAAGCCACAAAAAGAGTCAGTTCCTCCCAAGAAAAGATCAAGAGTAACACAAAAATACATAACCGAAATAGTTACTTGGGGAGTCAATGACGCCAAGTGGAAAGCAGCTCAGGAATACTGTCTTGACCGAAATTGGCAATTCAAGGTTCTTACTGAAAATGATCTGGGAATCAAATAAATATCATTATGCCGATTATAGACAGACAACAAAGAAGAATAGAACGAGCGAATTTATCAGCTAGCTCTCAAAAGGCTAGAGAATGGATTCAAAAGAAGGCGGACGAACTAAGAGGTTCAAATCGTCGCGATCTTTTGCGCGACTCAAAACGCAAAGAAACATCTTTTCAACTAGGAGCAATGTACTTTTTTGTGTATAATCCAAAAATGAAAGACACATTGCCAAAATATGATCTATTTCCTCTAGTCATTCCTTTTGATCGATTTGGAGATGGATTTCTAGGAATCAATCTACATTATCTTTCTGTTGGAGCCAGAGCAGGACTTCTAAACAAGTTAAGTGTATTCACGAACGATAACAAATACGACGAAAAAACAAGGTTTACGTTCACATATGCAATATTAAAAGGACTCTCAATTGATGCGAGTCCTGCCATAAAAAAATATCTAACAAGTAACATACGTTCTCGATTCATAAAAATTGATGCTAGTGAATGGGATATCGCAATATCATTACCTGTTGAAAGTTTCATATATCCGGCCAAAAACAAATACGAATCTCCAGTATAAGGAAAGAAAATGCCAGCAGTAGGAATGAACGCCTTTATCTCGAAAATGAGACAACATAGGGATCTACAAAGACAAAGTAGATTTAGTGTAGAGTTTCCTTTTGGAATACCAGGACATAAAAACATCGATATAGATAATCTATCATATAAATGTGAATCCGTCGAAGTGCCGGGAAGAAGTTTTAATACATTCGATTTTAGAACTTACGGTCCAGTAACAAGGTTTCCTATTCAGTCATTCTTTGGTGATTTGACTTGTACCTTTTTCTGTACCGGCGGTGTTGGTGAAACACCAATAACTGGAATGATTGAAAAACGAATATTTGAAGATTGGATGAACTATATTAATCCTTATCCAGGTGAAAGAATTAGAACTGAAGCGCCATATCATAACTTCAAATATAAAGATCAATATGCAAAAGACATTAAGATAAAGTGTTATGATGTTGGATCTATTTTGTCCTATCAATTAAATGTGATAAATGCTTTTCCAATAGCAATTAGTCCTGTGGCTATGTCGTGGTCGAGCGAAGAAGCGGCAAGAATTTCAGTAACATTTTCCTACGACTACTTTAACTTTGCCTTTCAATATGATGATTTTGATGGTACTAGATCTGGAAGCATAACAACTCAAGCACCAAGAATGAGTTCCGCTGAATTGCAATCGGCAAGAGCTGAGCTGACTGAATTGACAAATAGAGCTGAACAACGCAATACCGCAAGACTCATAAATCAAGGCGGAACGCCATAAGATTGAATGAAAGGACTATAATATGCAGTTGCCAAAAATTGATTTACCGATATATGAATTTGAATTGCCTTCAACAGGCAAAACAATAAAGTTTAGACCATTTCTAGTAAAAGAACAAAAAATTCTATTGATGGCACTTGAAGAACAAAAGACTGAATCTAATGATAAAACCATTGTTGACGCAGTAAAACAAATTATTAGAAATTGCATAGTCGAAAAAGATTTTGATATTAATCAAATGTCTTCATTCGACATTGAATATTTCTTTATTCATCTAAGAGCAAGATCGATAAGTGAAAAAGTAAATATGTCATTTCGATGCAAAAATACAGTGGAAGATAAGGAATGCAATAACTTGATGCAATTTGAACATGATATTCTAACTTCAACAATAATTGAAAAAAAGCCAAATCACAACAAGACAATATTCTTTACAAAAGATGTCGGGGTTGTAATGAAATATCCGTCATTCAATGCTGTTGAAACGCTTGCAAGCAAAAACAAAAAAACTTCAATAGAAACTGCTTTGGATATGATTATCAATAGTATCGACTATTTCTTCGATAAAGATGGTATATACTATATCAAAGAAATGGAAAAAAAAGATGTTTTAGAATACATTGAAAATATTCCAAAATCAAGTTTTGACAAAATCGACAATTTTTTCAAAACAATGCCAAGTATAAAATCAAACATTGAACATACATGCAACAAGTGCGGATTTAATCATGTAATACCTTTGGAGGGCCTGACAAGTTTTTTCGCATAAGCCTTGGTCATGAAAGTTTGACAAATTATTTTCAAACTAACTTTACGATGATGCACAATTATCATTATAGTCTAAGTGAACTAGAAAATATGATACCCTGGGAAAGAGATGTCTATGTAATATTGCTAGCCCAGCACATCGAAAAAGAAAATCAAAGACTAAAAGATATGGCAGCACAAAGAAAGTAAAACTACTAGATCAAGGCAAAGATAAAAATGGAAAACGAACAAATCAATAGAAATAGTCCAATAAAAGATTTAGCCGATACTGTTACAGAAAACGTAACAAATACCTATTCAAAGATATTTGGAGATCCATCTGTTGAAAGAAGGGATCAAGAAAAAAGTCGAAACTCTTTCGAAGATGTGAGAAATAATCCAACATTTAGAAATAAACAAGAAGAAAATTTAGGTCTTGCAGGAACAAACAAGACAATACAAAACATGACTAACATGCTAACAGCACTTACTGAAAACTTGGAAGAAAAAGATAGCAACAATCAACCACAAATAAATTTGGAAAAAATGGTTGATTTCTTTAAAAATAATGAAGATGAAAATTCAAATGTTGAATCACCACAATCTTCAATGACTCCACAATCATCTCCAGTTTTACAGTCAACATCATTGCAGCAACAAAAACCAGAAAACAACGTACAAGAACAAAAAAAATCAAATCCACGCGAAGACTTTCACAAAAAAATGTACGATTCCATTTATCAAGCAGCTCTTGATAAGGGACTGCAAAATGCAGATGTTCTTGCGCGACTGGGTGCATCTCAAGCATCGCTTGAAAGCGGGCATGGAAAAAAAATGCCGAAAGATTCAAACAATCCTTTTGGTATAAAGGAAACAAGAGAAAACAAACCCTCATCAACCTCAGCAACTAAAGAAGTCGTTGAAGGAAAAGAGATCAGTAAACGTGAAAAATTTAGAAAATATGAAAAAGTAGAAGATGCCGGAAAAGACTGGCTCAATCTTATTGAAAATGATTCAAGATACAAGGATGTTTTACAATCAAAAGATTTCAAAGCTGCAACTGATGCTTTAGGCAAATCTGGATATTTTACAGCAGATCCTGGAAAATATTTAAAGGATATAAATTCAATTAGTGAGAAATACGGAAAAAATATTCCAAAGCCACAACCAACCCAAATGGCGCAACAACTACCACAAAAAGAAGAAACGCCCAATCGACCATTGACAAATGAATTGCCAAAAGAAGTTACTCAAGTTCAACCTCAAGAGGTAAAACCACAACTACAATCAACTTTCTTTACTCCTGGCGAACAAAACTACGGAAAAGTGACTTTGAATCCTCAAGGACAGCCGTCGGCCGAAAAAGAGCCAACTAATGAAAATCCAGTAAATCAACCATATATGATGCAGCAACAAGGATCGCTAACGAGGGATCTCAATCTTCAAACCATGCCAGCAACAGGAATGGCAATTCCGGAACAAATGAAACCTGCACCAATTGCAGCTGAAATGCAGCAGCAACCACAAAGACAAACGGGTGAACAACTATCAAATATGGCAGAGCAACAACAAACAACAAGAGATGAAATGAGTGTTTCTCAAGCTCCAGTAATTAATAATATTTCTAGTGGTGGTGGTGGCGGTGGAATGCAATCCGTTCCTCAATCATCAGCGGCAAATGCACCAATAGCAAGCGTTAGAAATGAAGAAAATGCATTCGTGCGTATGCAAAATATGATGGCATTGCAAGCCATGTCATAAAAAAAGAGGGGAGCTTTCACTCCCCTCTTTCGCTACTCGCTCAGTACTTAGTCCTCGCGAGCCAACTTCTCAAACAACTTCATGTCATCGTCTTCGTCGTCAGTCCAAGGAGGCGTCTCCTTTTCCTTTGATGCTGGCTTCTCATCCGATGCCTTGCTCTTTGAGGCAGCTGGTGCTCCGTCAAGACCAAGAACACGATTCAGCTTGGTCTTCAGCTCATCATAGCTCTTGAAGTGCTTTGGATCAAGGAAATCCTTGAGTGAATACTCGGACTTCCAAAGCTTCTCCAGCTTTGCATCATCACCATCATAAAGCGCAGAAGGCTTGTCGAACTCAGACTTGTCATAGTTCGGATAACCTTCAAACTTGCGAATCTTAAGCTTGAAGTTTGCGCCAGCCCAGAAATCAAATGGATTGACAGCCTTCTCGTCTTCAAACTGTGGATTCATTGCTTCGGTGATCTTGTCAAAGATCTTCTTGCCATACTTGAACAAAAAGACCTTACCCTCGTTGTCAGGATTCTTCGGATCGCTAACAACAAGAATGTTGGAGATATACTTCAAGCGACGCTTCTGCTTACGAGCAATCTCCTTGTTAGCTTCGATTCCAGAATTCCACAGAATCGAATTGTACTCTGAGACAGGATCCTTCTGGCCTAGAGTAGTCAGGGAGTTCTCAATGTACCAACCACCAGGTCCTTGAAAGCCATGATCAAAGACGCGAACCCAAGGAAGAGCATCGTCACCATCAGCAGCAGGCGCTGCAAGGAAACGAATCGTAGCAAAGCCGTTACCAGCCTTGTCAAGTTCTGGCTTCCAGAAACGAGTATCTTCCGATGAATTGGTTGCAGGTGTATTAAGCTTTTCTAGCTCGCGCGCCAGCTTGTCAATAGAACCGCTGGCCTTTTTTAGTGATGCAAAAGACATTGTATTTCCTTTCGTATGCGTTGTATGTTTCGTATTACATCTTGTTCACATGATGCATAATATTCACTATTATATATCATGCGTTGATTCGAAGTCAAGGAAAAAACTCGCTTTTCAGAATCTTTTTCATGTTCTTCAAATCAACTCGCTGCAAAACAAATGGAGCATATTTCTCGCACTTGATTGCAAACTTTGGCCAAATGATCTCATCATTTATTTTTCTTTTCCACATGGGAAGAAAATCGATGACACCATTTAGAATGACAAATGTCTCCATGGAAATTTCATTTCTCATGACCATTGTCAGTAACGGAGGATAAGAATCGCCAGGTACAAAAGCACGATCCAAAAAAACACCGTGTTCGTGCGACCAATCCAAAAGCTTTTTCAAGTCCTGCTTGAAATTATATGTGAGCGACTCCAGTCTCTTTTGATATTCGACTAGATTATCTGCAGCTTCTGGCTCAAGCAAATTCATTGACCACAACGAATCATTCTTGAGAATGTTCGCCAGAGTCAGGGAGATAAATTGATCACGATCATACTCTTTCGCCAATCGATAAAATGCAAATCTATCGCGACGAGAAAGAAAAGCTTTCTCCGAAATCTTTACTCTACTCTTGAAAAAGTCAAATGACTGACGAGTAAAGTGAAGCTTGATCGAATGAAATAGCTTGTATGCTTCTAGAGCAACAATTTTCATACTGGCAATGTATTGCTTTTGGGTAAAAGATTGAGCTGTGACGCATCATATGCAATCTTGGCCTTCAATGATTGATTGATCAGATTTGTAACTGACTCAATCTCCAAAGAATTGATCTCGCAAAAATGCGTCACAGCATCGATATAGTTTAGATCCTTTTCCTTGACTATCTGCTCAATAGTCTTGGCAAAGGATAGCATTTCATCTTTTGTTGGCATTACATGGACCTCAAACGATAGAATATATGATCATCAATACGAACGGTGCGTTCAACTTTCTTCCACTTTGACCAAACAGGTCTCACATAATGAGCATGAAAGAAGACTGCACCCTTCGTTATATCTTCAATGTCATTATACTCTATGAGAAGTTCATTTGCAAGAGCAATCGCCTCAGCCCATGCAATTTTTTCGTTCTCGTTCGTTAGCTTGTAGAGGTTTCTTTTACCCTTACCTTCACAGACCCAAGAGAATTGACAACCCTGATAGACAACGCCACAGATGGAGTCCTTCCATAGACCTGCATTGACACGATTGATTACAACGTATCCTACAGCGACTTTTCCATCAAGAGATTGATTGCGAGCCTCCCAATATATGGCTTTGGCTAGACACTCTCTCTCTTTTGGATCAACGTTGACTATTCTTGCTTCCTGCTCATCGGGCAATGGTTCATCTGGAACAAATGATAGCAACAAATGCTCGTATTCGTAAATCCTTTCATATCCAGGAATTTGCGCTACAGCATTTGTTGTTGTATCATATGGATACAGTCTTGCACCAAAGAACCCGATGAGTAGGAATAATCCTACCATCAGAGTTTTATACATCAGTCGAAATCTCGTGTTGCCACATAAGAAACATGGTTGGAACTTCCGTATTGTCCATACGAAAGCTTATATACTCCACGATGCTTCTTTGCTCGTTTCAAATCAACCGAACGCAAATTCTTGAACGTGCATTCGTTATCGGTTGCATAAGAAAGGGGTTTCATAACATAACAAGATACTTCACTCATCGATACCTCCTACGATTGATGAAAGTGGTGGGATTCTGTTGCCAGGTCCCCACCGAACCCCGTTCAGGCAGCTAGTGCCATCTCAGATGCGTAATTATCGTTTGCATCTATTGTTTTGGACTAATTGTCGGTCGTTCCTTACCGATTACCTCCGCAACCTTTACACTTCTGTCGAATCCCTTTCACCCCCATTAGCCAACACACTTAATCCCTCACTTTTGGGGTTTCTCAAGCAGCTGCTTGGGTTACGGCCCTAGTGTGTTGACTGGTGGAGGTGGCGGCATTGAAGCCGCGTCCAGACAGTTTATTACGTTGTTATCAACAGTAATATCGTATTATAGTATATTATTTAGTGCTTGTCAACAAAGAAATGAATTGAGTCTTGTACTTAGTCAAATTTGCAGGAATGCAGCTAGATTCAGTTTCTGCCGATGCAAATAACAATACTCCCAAATCAATTTTTACGCCAGTTCTTTCTTCATATGCCAAAGAATATGCGGACAACTGCATGAAATATTTCTTGACCTTATCCATGCTGGAATCAGCTTCCGACTTGGTCGTCTTGAAATCAATGATCGCCGGATATCCATCAAATGTACCTATTGCATCACATCTTCCTGCAAACTTATATTGATCAGAATATAAAGGCGCTTCAACGGCGTATACTTCATCAATTCGATCAATATGTTTTCTTAACTCAAGAAACATAAATGAAACATCTGGCATATGACCGCGCGTAGGCTTTTCTTCATTGAGCAAATATCGCTCACAGACTTGATGAAGATTTTTTCCGCGTCGAGCTGATACGCCAGACACTCGCTTGGCTTCTTCTTCTCCAACTCTATTTTGCCATTCTTTCAAACTCTCGTTTGGCAATCGTGACAAAATAGTAGTGACGGAAGGATACACATTTCCCTCTGGAGTTCTATAATGCCTCCTTCCGTCAATATACTCTTCCTCAAGATTTGGAAGATTCACAAATGAATGATGAAACTTTTTCATTAACTTATAAGCTTTACCAGAAAATTAAAAATGATCCCGCTCATGACGATTGTGGTGATCACACACATCCATGCATTGAATGCATTGGGCCAAGTGAGTATGATCTTTCTCATTAGACGCATGATCATCCAAATGATCGCAGGTGCAGCATAAATCAACATATCAAACGTATCCTAACTCCAGTTTAGAGATGATATAGGATTTTACCAATGCACTACGCACGATATCTTCCTTACCAAACTCAATTTTTTCAAAGCAAGACATTTTATCAAGAATATTCATAAATGTCAAGAGTCCTCTGCGTTCTTCATGCTTTGCCAAATCAGTCTGACGAAAATCTCCGCAGAACACGATACGACAATTGTTACCAACACGAGTCATGACAGTATCCAACTCTTGTTGAATCATGTTCTGACACTCATCAACGATGATGATCGCATCATTGAATGTGACTCCACGCAAGAATGAAGTTGTGGTAAAATCCAACATACGCTTCATCTTGAGTATATCATAGCCATCGCCACGACCAAATAAATCATCGCAAATCATCTTGTATGGCTCTTCATACACTCTTGCTTTTTCCTTTGCGGAGCCTGGCAGAAATCCCATATCGCGAGAAGGAACTACGCTGCGTATGACGACAATGTGTTTGTATCTGGATTTGTTTAGAACTTCATTTAGCGCCAGATATAGAGAGATGTATGTTTTACCTGTTCCGGCAACGCCGTGTAGAAGAAGATGTTTGCCTTGCTCAAAGGCCTTGAATGTTGATGATTGATTTAGTGTTAGTGGTGATATTGTTCGTAGAGAGAAATGATTTTGTTGCTGTTGTTGATTTAACTTCTTCTTTTTCTTTGACATGTACGCCTCTCTGAAATGACAAAGAGGACCTTGCGTTTTCGCGAGATCCTCTTTGCGTGTTGAATACTGTTTTATACACGGGAGAAATGGGACTAATCACTCACCACTCTCTTGGAATGTTGAATTTCGAAGTCTTCAGATTATTGCCATGAACTTTTTCCTTCATGCGACCAATAACTCCTTTTTGAAAATCTGCTGGCGGCTTGGTGATTCCTAGACGAACCGAATCACCTAAAGTCATTCTGGTGACAGCCTGCTTGATATGTTTGTTCTTCTTGAGATACTTTTCCATGTCTGCAATAGACATCTGCATCTCAAATGTTTCACCAGTTTCTTTATTGATAAAATCATACGTTGGCATAATATAATCCTGGTTTGAGGTTGAACATACTCTTATTTAGTAAACCAAGACGGTACATCACGATTCTTCCATGATGCCATACGAGCCTTAGCACCACGGTAATAATTGTGATATGACGCAATGCTGTCGCCAGTAACCTTGTACTCATCTGGCATTGCAGGTGTCGGCTCCGTGAATCCCTTATGAGGAAAATCCTTCATGGGAGGAGTCGCAAGATGACGAGCAACAATTTCGCACTTGTGATCCTTACCATATCGATACTTGTATTCGTCAATAAGAGCAAACGTCAGATCCGACAACCAAACATAGTTCTCCAATGACTGACGAACCCACACGGCCGACGGATGATTTACATGCGTAGCCTGATAGATGATCTTGTCAGCTTCTGGATGATCTATCAGCACCCATCGCTTGATATTACGAAAACGTGCCGGATGCAATGATCCTGCAACATATCGTTTTTCAATTGTTGGAACACCGTCAATCAAACGACGAGCCGTAGAAAGCAACTGACAGCTTTCCAGAATCATCTTGACTACATGTTTGTCCACATGCCATTGGGCACACTGAGCATGATCGTGAGAAAGATAAAAGATATTCATGATTATAAATATATCATACCTCTAGAGGAATGTCAACTATGTCCGAAAATGAAAATGTGATTCAAGAAGAAGTCCAAGATACAACAGAAACTGTTCTAAATGAGGAACTTCTGGAAGAACAATTGGGCAAACCAGATCTTGTGCGTACAATGCACATTGTACTAGCAAATACATTCAGCATGTATCTTCTCGCACACAAGTATCATTGGAATGTCGAAGGTCCATTCTTTTCAGCCTATCATGATTTCTTCTCCAAGGTCTATGTGCAACTGTTTGAAGAAGTCGATACTGCTGCCGAACAAATTCGCGCACTTGGTTCATATGCACCAGGAACAATGAAGGAATTTGAATCGCTATCGACAATGTCGGACACGGCAGAAATTCCTGGATCAAAAAATATGTTCGCTCGTCTGCTAGCCGCTAATTCCGCATTGGTCGATTCAATCAATGCAGCAAGAGGGCTAGCAGAACGCGAAGACAATTACGGTCTCGTCAATTACTTGGAAGACCGCCTTGATAAACATGCAAAACTAGCATGGATGATCAAGAGCCATATGGTTGGTCAAGAACGCACAATGGGTATGCGACCAACCGACTAATTACTTGGTATCTTTAGTTGGTGTCACAGACACATACTTGTCTTCTGTGGAATCCTTATTGACAATCATTGAATCATCAATCGTCAATTCACTATCGTCAAGTTCATCAAACTCTGAATCATCATACTCCTTGACGATCTCAAGGCTCTCTACCCAGGTAAATCCTGCAGCGCGCATGAACTGAGCAAGATGCCATGTGACATTGTCAGCCAGATCGGACTGAAACTCATACGTCACAGTAGCTGCCATATCGTCGGCAGTATCATCAACAGACTTTAGAATATACTTCGCCATGATATAAACCTTTCATTTCATTGGTGTTAGTGTAAGAGCATTTTTACGCACAAGCTCTCTCTGTGCCTTCGTCAATGGCACAAGACCCTTTTTCTCAAGGTATCCATTCTCAGCCATTGAACGATCTGAAACATATTCGGCTATGAAATCTCTAATGCCAGGAATAACTTCAGCATGAGCATTCTTGACATAGACAAACAAGGAACGAGAGACTGGATATTTCTGTGTAGAGATATTTTCAAACTCTGGCTCTACCTCATCAATCTTTAATCCAATAAGCTTGTCTACGTTTTCTTCCAAGAACGAGTATCCAAAGACTCCAATAATTAGATTGTTCTTGTTAGAGACCAGTCTCTGAACAATTAGATTATCATTTTCACCCGCCTCAATGAATTTGCCATCTTCACGAATTGAAGAGCAGGCAGCTTGCTTCTGTCTTGCATCCTGCAGAGACTTGATTTCATCGAAACTCTTGCAGCCATGATCCATTACCATTTCAACAAATGCATCGCGCGTCCCAGAAGTTGGAGGAGGACCCATGACTTCAATTGGAGCGTTTGGTAGTTTAGGATCAATCTCATTCCATTTCTGGTAGAAATTATTTACAAGCTTACCGTCCTTTGGCACCTGACGAGCCAAAGCAAGCCAAACGTGTTCGCGTGTCAAACTAAAAGGCTTTACATCCTTGCGAACCGCAAATACGATGCCGTCGTAACCAATCATTACTTCAGTAATGCTCGTTACACCATTCTTGGCGCAAAGTTCAATTTCTGATTTTGTGATCGGACGAGACGCATTTGAAATGTCTGGGTGTTGTGTTCCTATACCGGCACAGAACAGACGAAATCCACCACCCGTTCCAGTAGATTCTACAATAGGCGCCTTCAGACCTGATGTTCGACTGAAATTTTCAGCAACCGTTGTAGTAAATGGAAAAACTGTCGATGATCCAACAGCACGAATTTGATCTCTTGCGTTTTGTGCATATGCCGTAGTACTAATTAATAAAATTGTAGTAGCTGTGATTAGTAATTTCAATGTAATCTCCTTTTTAAGATAATGTATTATAGCATAAAATTATTACAGGAATATTACAAATTGAGATTTTAACTAGGATATCTGTCCATTTCTTCTAACAAAATTATTGCTTCTTGTTTAGTTATATTAAATTCTCGCATGACCATTTCTAAAAAATCAGGTCTGCCTTGCACGAGATCGTAGTCTAGCTGTCTCCATGCTTGGTGCATCAATCTAACTCTGTCTTCAGCCGACATAACTATTACCTAAAGAGTTTAGAATAGACCTAAGTTTATCATGCTCTTTGCAAAGAGTCTCTAGATCTAT